AAAATGGGAATCTGCAAAAGGTCCTATGAGCATCAAAAATATCGAAGATCCTTACATTAAGGAAAACCTTGCGACTCTTCTTGAGAACCAAGAAAGAAAAGATTTTAACGGAAACCAGATTTTCCTTGGCGAAAATATCGCTGGTGACGGTGCAACAAGTACAGGTTCATTAAATTATGCTTATGCTAATAATGCTGGTGGATATAATGATGGTACAGGACAACCTGGAGATGGTGGACCATCTAATTGGACTGGTGGAGACTGGAGATTCCGTCCAGTAGCACTTGCTCTTCAAAGACGTACTTTCCCTGATCTTTTTGCTAATAAAGTAGTTGGTGTACAAGCAATGTCTACTCCTGTTGGACTTTCATACGCACTTCGTTTTACCTATAATAAAAATGGTAACGGAACTGAAGCTGCTTGGGATGATGTAGATAATCGTGCAGGTTATACTGGTAATACACTAGAAAGCCAAACTCTTTATCCAGGTGTAACTTCTGCTGGTCTTTCTGCTACAGGAACAGTTTCTGGTACTGATGGTGCTGGTGTACTAACTTCTGCTGGAGAATTACTTCAAATCTCGAATTCTAATTCAGAATGTGGTACGGGTGGTGGTGCTCAATGTGCTCCAGAAACTGAGTGGACACAACTCGGACTTCGTATCGACCAACAAGCTATCGAGGCATTAACTCGTAAACTTGCAGCATCTTTCTCTCTTGAGGCAGCTCAGGATATTAAAGCTATGCACGGAATCGATATCGAGCGTGAAATGGTAAATGTACTTCAGTATGAAATTACTGCGGAACTTGACCGTGAACTTCTTTCTGCACTTAAACGTGTTGCTACTGATGAGTCTAAAGAAGGTACAATTGTACCAGCCGTTGACGTAACTGCTGGAGACGATTTCGGTCGTTGGAACGGTGAGCGTTATATGAGTATCATTTCAGCAATCATCTATCAAGCTAACCAAATTGCGGTTAGTACTCGTAGAGGACCTGGTAACTTTGTTATCGTTTCTCCTGATATTGCTACTGCTCTTCAAGCGGCTGGACACCAGTTCGTAAATTATGAGCAAAATGTAAACCCTGGAACAACTATGGCTGCAATTGGTAAACTTAACGGTACTATGGACGTATACCGTGACCAATATGCTAACACTTCGTATGCTCTTGTAGGATACAAAGGACCTGGTGTTTCTGATGCTGGTGTAATTTTCTCACCATACATCATGGGTCTTCAAAATAGAGCAATCTCTCCTGATGATTTCTCTCCAAGAGTAGGTGTAATGTCTCGTTATGCGGTGCAGATTGATTCCTTTCATGAATGTAAGTAAACTTATTCCTGGTGTTCGTACTGACAAAATCGGTGCAGGTCAATAATAAGTTATAGTAATCATACTATATTAAAGGTGATGTCAAATAAATGACATCACCTTTTTTATTTTACGGAATTTATATAAATAATAATGATAAAGTATGTATTTTAAATAGTTGAGGATTTTATGTACGTTAAAAATATAGCAGGTTATAATTTTGCATTTAAATATCGTATGGGTGTGATATATATACCTTATGATGGCAAAATATATTCAATTCCAGATGATGCTGGTCGTTATAGAGAATTAAAGGTTATTTTACCTATGAATGTTAGAACACAAGAAGTTGTGTATATCAATGTTAAAGGTGAAGTAACGGAAGGTGCTAAAAAGAGACGAGGACGAAAACCAGGACAACGTGTTGCTCCGTACAAACCTCGTAAATCTAAAAATGAAGATATTATTCAAGAACCTAAAAATGAAGATATTATTCAAGAACCTAAAGAAATCAATAATGCTATCATTAATATTGATTTAGATGAAGAATTAAAAAAAGAAGATGTTTCTACAAAAGAAGATGCGGATGTTGAACCACAAAAAACAACACCTAAAAAGAAATCTTCTCCAAAGAAAAAAACAACACCTAAAAAGAAATCAACTACAAAGAAAAAATCAACTACTAAAAAGAAATAACATAGGGGTTATTTATGAGTATTACACGACCAGTCAATTTACAAGAAATGAGACAATATGTTCTTACACGTCTTGGTCATCCTGTAATAAATGTTGAAATAGCTGAACAACAATTAGATATTGCGATCTATGATAGTATTCAAGATTTTAATAGATATAATTATGGAGATGGTGTATCGTTAACAAATACAACACTTCTTGTTTCGGCTGGAGTTAGTGAATATTATGTAGGTGATAGTGGTATTGAAGCAGCATATGATATAAGTTTAGCGTGGGGTATGGGAGATATTAATGCTCTATTTTCACCAACACACTTATTATTATATAATGATTGGGTAAATAATGGTAATTATCCAGGAGGACCAGGTAATGGACTTTATTCATTCGGTGGTGGTGGTGGAATGTTGACTAGTTATGAGATTATGGGTGAGTATATGCAACAAGCCAATCAAATGCTAGGTACACAACATACAGTGAGATATGATTATAATAAACAAACATTGATTGTTACTCCAACACCAGAGCAATGTATGATTGCAACATTGAAGGTTTATTGTAGGACTGATGCTGAAAAATTATACAATCATCCTTTAGTCAAAAAATTAGCAGTAGCTAGAGCTAAGGTTCAATGGGGATTACAAATAGGTAAGTATACAATTACTATGCCTGATGGTTCTACTATGAACGGTTTTGATATCATGAATAAAGGATATGAAGAAGAAGAAAAATGGTTCGAACAAATTAGAAAAGAGTCTGAACCTATAGATTTCTTTGTAGGATGATTATAGAATGATAATTTATCGATTTTAAAACATATAGATAATATATTAACAAATAAAATAGGAGAATGATTATGTCATTTAAAGAGTATATTAGAGAACAAGAAGAACTTAAACTTCTTGATCAAGAGAAAACAAAGAAACAAAAATTAGCAGATTTTTTTCGTAGCATGCAAGATTTGAACGATGAAAAGTTTCATGAATTTGCTACGGATGAATTAGGTATGGATGAAGAAGAAGCAGAGACTATTGTATATAAGATGCTTCGAGACTTTCTTTTAAAGAATGATGAAAATGAGGATGGGATTCCTGATGATATTGAAGACGAGTTATTAGGTGATACCGATGAAGTGTTGGATGATTTAGATGATAATGATGAAGTGTTGGATGATTTAGGTGAAGCTGAACTCCCATTTAATAAACGTTTCAATTTATCAAATTCTAGCGGTGGAACTCAAAATACACAAGAATTAGCACAAAAACTTATGGCATACTTATTAAATTTAAAAGGTATTAAAGGTGATGATGCTTGGGATTTAATATATAATGAATTAGACGATGTGTCTAATAATTTATTCAATTCATTAAGACAAGCACAATCTGCTATAGATAAAATACGTCCATCAGAGGATTAATAATGAGATTTTTAGATGAATTAGAATTATTATTGACGGAAGAAAAAGAACAATATAATCTTTTTCCAGTTGATTATGATTTAGAATCTGGAACATCTTTTGGAGTTGAAGATGTTGATACCGATGAGGTATTAGCTAAGATTACCATCAAAACTATTGATGGTAATCCTATTGATGCTCTTAATGGTAATTATAATCCCGACGAAGTTTATGCGGATATAGACCTTGAAGGTGATACGGATGACCCAAATAAGGCAGACCTAATGTTATGGTTACTCAAAAAAATAAAAAATATGGGATATGATGAAAATACTATCAGATTTGATGGTGATACATATTATGAAAAACCAGAAACATTATCTGATATTACTACTGATGATAATGAACCTGTAGAATCTAATAAAGATTTCGACCCTTCATCTTATTGGACTATTGATGATGAAGATGACAAAAATGATGATACACACAATTCTGATACCGACGATGATGAAGAGGATGAAGAAAAGGAATAACAAACTATGATAAAATATTATTATCCACGAACGGTTAGGGCTATAACTATTGCTCTATTAGATATGTTTAATGATATCCGTGTTGTTAAATTTGACAAGGATAATAATCCTATATCAGAAAAAAATGTTCCTGTGACATTTGGTCCTGTAGAAAAATATCATCAAGATAGGACTGAAGATCATTATTTTGATGCTAATAATGTAGAACATAATCAACGATATTATCTCCAAATACCTCGTATAGCATTAGTCCCAAATGGGGTTGTATATGATCCAGAAAGAGCTACAGGTGTTAATGAGTGGAGATATTGGATGCAAGAATCACTAGATATTAGTGAATCCGACCTAGAAGAAGTTGTAGCTGATTATCAACCAACACCGTACAATTTCACTTATACGGTTTATATCAAAAATGATTCTATGGACTATCTTTCTCAAATTCTTGAAAACATATTACCATATTTTAATCCAACATTAATGTTGAGAGTTAAAGAGTTTTCATTTTTAAATATAGAACGTGATATTCCAGTAACATTAGATGGTGTTGGATATGATTTTATAGATGATGAAAATGCTCCCGATTCTAGGTTTGTTAATGCTACATTAACACTTACTGTTAAAGGATTTATGTATAGACCATTTATAACATCTAAAGTTATTAAAGTTATTAATTCTAAATACATAAATATGGCTAGTGACTCGGTTATGGAAGGATTTCATACTTCTGGTATAGCAACGTCAGGTGGAATTCCTATTACATCTGCGGGAATTCCTATACCACCAAGTGCATTACCAACATCGGCAGATTATTGGACTAGTGGATATTATAGTAATGATGTTAAAGAGTTTAATTGGTATAAATCTATTATGCCTATGACTTATGAAACATCGTCAACAAATATTACTATAAATACTTATCCACAATTACCCGATGGATTTGATTTATTAAATTGAGGATTATTATGAATAATATTGAAAAGGATATGCAACAAACTTTCCATAAATTAGGAAATGTGTTAAATACCGAATATGTTCCAGAACAAAATATGGAAGAAATAGATAAACAAATTAAAGAAGAATTTTCTAGTATAATACCCGATGAAGATTTAAAGTTTAAATCTAATGATGTTGTAGGGAATATACAAAGAGAAGTTGTTAATATTAATACTCGTAAAGAAGAAATAGAACAAGCATTACAAATTGCTAAAATAAAAGATTCTAACTTTCTTGAAAAAGAAATAAAAGGATTAATCCTTTCGAGTAAACGTGTATTAGAAACATTAGAACAAGATATCAAAATAGGTGCTGCACCAAGAATGTATGAAGTGTATGCAACATTATTGAATGCTATTACAGGTCAATATAAAGAACTTCGTAATCTTAATGAATCTATAGCTAAATTTGTTTTGGAAAATAAAAAACAAAATCTTGACGAAGTTAAAGAAGGTCATAAAATGATGTTAAATTCTAATGATGCCTTAGAAATGTATATGGCAGCAAAAGAAGCAAGTCAAATGGATACTATCGTTACAGATTTTGATATAATTGATGAAGATGAAATCAAACGAGAATAATGTTAAGTGGGGTGTGTGAATGTTTTTAGGAAAAGCCACATTAAGAGGTACAGATGAACAATATGAAATGTCACGTGAAATGTTGGAAGAATATTTTAAGTGTGCTGAAGATATAGTTTATTTTGCCGAAAAATATTTTTATATTACAAATATTGATGAAGGAAAACATAAAATTAACTTGTATGATTTTCAAAGAAAAGCTCTTAAAGTTTTTACATCGCAAACTGTAAATGGAAAGCAAAATGTAATAGTCCTAATGCCTCGCCAAATGGGTAAGTGTCTTAGAGATGACGTAAATTTGACGATTAGAGACGTTTTAAGTGGTGAAATACGTCAAGTTACAAGTTCCGAGTTGTTTGGTATGGCTGAATTTAATGAT